AAAAAGGAGGAGTGATGTCCGGACAAATCGAAAACCCGGACCTCCTGGAGGTCGCATCTATATTTAAGCGACACCAGGACAGGTTTTCATTTTTTATTATAAGTGACCTAATGGGGTCTGATAATATCGGCCTGTGTTATGGGAAAGAGAAGAAAGACCGATTCAGGGAAGACCCAACAATTCTGAGTCTCAACCTCAACCTCCAGGGAATATCAACCCACCGAATAGCAAAATTCTGCGGAATATCTCAGGCCGCTGTCCATAAAAGAATCAAGAAGGGATTGGCCCTTCTGAAAGAGAAGTTCCCCCACCTTGAACAAACAATCAAGGAAAGACAAGGAGAGACAAAAATGATATTGAGAGTGAAATCCCATTTTGATGCCGCTCACAAGCTCGCCGCAATTAAAGGCCCCTGTTCGAGGCTCCACGGACATAGATGGAGGGTTGAAGTTGAGTTTGAAGGGTCGATAGACAAGAGATCGGGGATGGTGGATGATTTTACCATATTAAAGAAGGTGGTCAGGAATAATCTTCCCGACCATTCTTTCTTAAACGACCGCCCGGGGATTGGAAATCCTACGGCGGAGAATATCGCAATATGGATTTATGGCCTCATTGCCAGCGACATAAAAATGTTAGCCACCAGAGCGAGACTATCTGCCGTCACGGTTTGGGAGTCGGACGACTGTGGCGTAACCTATAAAGGAGGGGAATAATATGGACTCAATGGCGAGATTAGGGACCCCCGGGAAACCCTCTGAAATAATGGTCAGAGAAATATACACGACGATTCAGGGAGAGGGACATAACGCCGGAATGCCAGTAACCATAGTCAGATTTCAAGGATGTAATCTAAATCCTCCGTGTGATTTTTGTGATACAGGGGAGGCTCAGGACCCCAGAGGTGGAACAAGAATATCCGTCTCGGATATTGCAGAAAGGGTTGAAAAATATGGGATAAAGAATGTTCTTATCACCGGTGGGGAGCCATTCGCCCAACCATCCGGACTTTTGGCCCTCCTGTATTCAATAAGAGGCTCTATGTCCGGGGTGAGGATAATGATAGAGACCAACGGGACAGTTCATACCGGCCTCATCGACCTCATTTGTTCAATCTCCAATTACCTTACAGTCTCTCCCAAGAGACAGAAACCGCCCCTGGTCAAATATTTTCATCTTGCCAATGAAGTGAGATGTCCTATAAGATGTGAAAATGATCTTATCTTCTATGACAAACTTCTGGATGGAGTTGGCTATTCCGGCCCAAGATATATTTCCCCTGTGATGGAAAAAGACAAGGCTATGTCTATTCGGTTGGGGGTTTGCTTGAATTGGCTGGAAAAGAATTCAGCAAAAAATTATCGCCTCTCTCTCCAACTACACAAACTCATAGGAGTCAGATGATGGCAACAAACCTTGGCCTTGAAGACCGGGACCCTTATCTTGTTTTAAGATGGGAAATAGAGAACAGTATCAGGAAATTTCTCCGGTTTATTGGAGAAGACCCCCATAGAGAAGGATTGAAAGACACTCCGGATAGAATCATCCGGTCGTGGGATGAAATTTTCGCCGGATACAAACAGAGTCCGAAAGATATTTTGAAGACCGTTTTTGTCGATGGAGGCTGCGACGAGATGGTCATCCTCAAAAACATTTCCTTCTATTCTTCTTGCGAACATCACGCGATGCCTTTCTTCGGAAAATGTCATATTGGATATCTCCCAAACGGCAGAGTGATTGGAATATCCAAGCTGGCTCGCCTTGTCGCCTGTTTCTCTAAGAGGCTTCAGATTCAGGAGAGAATGACCTCACAGATAGCCGACTCCTTAATGAAATACCTCAAGCCGAGGGGGTGTATGGTCATCGTGGAAGCTTCTCATCTCTGCATCCTGATGCGTGGAGCGAAGTCCCAAAATAGCGTTATGACCACTCAGGCTATCCGGGGGATTTTCAAAAAGAGAACCGTTCGGAGTGAGTTCATTTCAGCAATAGGAGTTTGTAAGTAAAATGTCCGGCCTGTGTAAATGGTGCCAACAAAAGGACTGTGGGCCAGCGTTTATCGCAAGATGCAAGAGGAAGAAACAGCTCGACCGCTATCAGGAAATCTTCAGGAGAGAGAAAGATGAATATAAGAATATGGACGAATTGCTTGTGGTCGTCCGGGCGAACAAGGATAAACTCCCAGAGGAGGAGAGAAAATGAAGAGGTATATGCTTTTTTCAGGGGGGATAGACTCGGTTGTGGCCCTTGATATTTTAATGAATACTCCTGGATTTAGGGATGGCCCTCTCCCTGTTCTGGTGTTCTTTGATTATTGTCAATCCTGTTCAGATGAAGAAAGAAGGTGTTTTGGAATTTGGGCTTGTCAATATGATTTGAATGGAAGAATAATCCATACTTCTGCCTATAAACACGCCCTCATAGATAAGCCTTACTGTGATTGGGTCTTTAATGGGGCCACCCCTCCCGAGTCGGGTGAATATGCTCCTGACCTCCTGACCCTTCCCGGGAGGAACCTTTTTCTTCTGACAATGGCAGCAATAGAATTGTTCGACCCCAATGATACAGTGGTGGAATTCATCCTCGGGACACACTTATATGAAGAGGGGAATTTCGCCGGGGACTGTTCAGAGAACTTCCTGAAGTCGGCGGGAAAAACTCTCTCTCACGCTATGTCAACGCCGACCAGACAGGTTATTTACAAGGTCTATTCTCCTGTTCAAAAAATGACGAAGAAAGATATTCTCGATTATATGGTTTCCCATAAGATCGGCCTTGAAAATACTTGGACTTGTTATCTCTCTGGAACAAAACCCTGCGGGAACTGCCGTCATTGTAAAGAATTAAAAAAGAGCGGATTATTATAATATAATAGGAGATAGTGAGATGCGTTATTTCTTCGCCGGAGCCGAGCAAAATCCTTTCATAAAAATGTTGTCCAATTCTCCTGCCAGGCGTTTTATGGCGAGCCTATTCTTTCTCTCTAAGCCTCCCAGATTATTTTCTGACCCCCGCCCTGATAAGCTGATGATGGTTGACTCAGGCGGATATTCTGCCAGGGTCGCCTTCAAGAATATAAGTTTTGACGCCTACACTAAATTTCTCGATCAGTTTAAGAAGAAGACCTTCCGGGGAAAACTATTCCGGTGTATGAACCTCGATTCATTAAGCCTCACCGAAACTTTGGCCAATCAAGCGAAACTTGAGAAACTTGGGTATAATCCGATTCCGGTCTATCATTATAGCGAGTTTGCTTCCGGAGAGAGGGAACTTCTTCAGGACTATGTAGAGAAGTATGATTATATTGCCATCGGAGGGGTGGCCGGGGCCGGATTAAGGTCCGGCCAGAAGCGGCGATATTTAGACTATATCTTTAATCTCACGAGAGACAGAGTGAAGGTTCACGGACTTGGGATGAGTTCGCTCAAGCCCGTGGACAGGTATCCATATTATTGTATGGCCGAGGAGCATCAAATCCTTTCAAAGAGAGGATGGCTTTCCTTGGATGAGATCAAAACATCTGACTCCGTATTAACAATTTGCCCCGATGGGAGTGGTTCAGAATGGAATAGGGTCGAGTCGGTTCATATTTTCCCGGTAGATGGAATAAAAATGTATGAATTCGACAACAGGACATTCCGGGCCTGTGTTACCCCAAATCATCGCTGGCTTGTTAATAAGATATGGGGGAGGGGCCATCACTCACGAAGGTGGGAATTTAGAACGACCGAAGAATTAAATAGCCGTTCTCTAATTCCACGAGCAGAAAGTCTTTGTCACGACCAAGACGGCGAGCACCCCGACTGGCTTGTGGAGTTGGTCGCCTGGACTTGGACGGAGGGGCATATAAGAAAAAGAGGGAATAGAAGAACATATACAATAGATATATCACAATCACAGACAGTCTATCCGTCTAATGTTGAGATGATAAAAAACGCTTTAGATAGAGCCAAAAGACACTTTTGTTGCTCCTACTTTGGGAGATATTGTATTACTGAAACTGTATTGAAAAATGGAAACAAGAAGCTTACTTTTACTCTTGGGAGGGATATATCAAAGGCCATTATTGGAATATTGGGGCCGAAAAAAGAGATTCCTTATTCTTTCCTCAATAGTCTTTCAATCTCACAGTTAAGGAGTTTTGTAAATATCTCTATCTTGGCCGACGGATGGGTTCTTCCCAGAGCCAAAGAAGAAGACAGATGTTTTTCTCTTGCTCAAAAAGATGGGAAAAATATTGAACAGTTTAGATATGCTTGCATCCTTCTCGGAATCCCGACAACACAGACATTATCAAATAACAGGGGAAAAAGAATGGTTTCTGTGGGGTCCTCTAATGTCATATATATCTATCCACATCACGCCAAGGCCAAGGAAGTTAATTATTCTGGAAGGGTTTGGTGTATCCAGACGAAAAATAAAACCTTCCTTACAAGATATAGAGATTCAGTATATTTTACTGGGAATACCGTCGATTCATCGACTTGGCTACAGTTCCAGAAGTTTGGTGCATCCCGGGCGATAAAAGACGAAAGATTGCGGAAGTGGATGTCCCGGAATGTCCATTATGAAATTCGGAATCTCTATGAGATAGATTTCTATTTGAAGTGGGAGAGGGAGATGACAAGAGTTTGGGCGAAGAGGGGCGTGGTATGGGATGACTATGATGAAATAATGGCGGAGGAATATAATATTAGCGACTTTATCAAAGCGATAAGTGGTCTTCCCCGCTATGTCTATAATCCCAACGACCGCCGGTTTGACGAGCCGAAAACGGTGATTCACAGGGGGTGAATATGAGCCGGGAAAGAAATATGCGGCTCGCCATTTATTACTCAGAGAAGCCGAATCAGCGAGAAAGTCTATAAGGAAATGGGCAACTTTCAGTGGGAAAATTCCCTATTAAAGGAGATGACAATGACAGAGAAGATCAGAGGAATGGAGGAATTGGTATCAATCACAAAGCTCAAGCCGAACGAGTGGAATCCAAACGAGCAGAGCGAATTTATCTTTCTCAGGGAGAAGCGGTCGATTGAGAAATATGGTTTTGTTATGCCTGTTCTCGTCCGAGAGCTTCCCGAGGGGGGCTATGAGATAATCGACGGAGAGCACAGGTGGAGAGCGGTGAGGGAAATTCACGCCGAGGGGATTCCTATTTACACGACCCCAAAGAAAGATAGCGTTATTCCCAAGGGAAAAATCAATATCAAAAACCTTGGAGAGGTCTCCGATCCCGATGCCAAACAGATGACGATTTTGATGAATAAGCTCAGGGGAGAGTCGGACACCCTGAAAGAGGCGGACCTCCTGAAGAACTTGGCGGAGACAGAAAACTTTCAGGCATTGGCCGACCTTCTTCCCTTTCAGGAAGACGAACTCGGAAATATGATTAAAATGGCCGACTTCGATTGGGATGAATTCAAAGAGGGAAGCGAAACCAGGCCCGATGATGACGAAAAATGGGTGACGGTAAAATTTCGGCTCTCTCAAGACCAGGCAAATGTTGTGAATGAGGCGATTGAGAGGCTTGTAAGGCAGGTTCCGATAGAGGGCGAAAATGTTGACGGAAGGGCCTTGGAGATGATGGCCGCCGACAGCATCGGGACGCCTATTGAATCATATCAATAACAGCCGACAATGTTGTCAAAAATGGGGAATAATAGAAAGGAGGAGTGATTATGAGCGAGACTATGAGTGCCTATTGTTTGCAGTGCAGAAAGAAATACGAGTTGGACGCCGCCGCCTTCACAATCATCACGATGAAGAACGGCTCCAAACAGGCTCAGGCGAAATGCCCGGACTGTGGCCGGAGAATTTCCCGGCTTCTTTCCGGCCCGTCAAAAGGTTGGAAGGGCGAGAATAAATGAAGCCCTCTGAACAGGACAGAGTAGTCAAGGGAGTCCTTGCTCAACTTGAGGATGGGATTGACATCAACAAGGCGTGCAAGAACGCCGGGGTTACCAGAAGGACTCTCTATGCTTGGGCCAACAAGCCACGGTTTGAAGGACTGATTGAGAAGATCAACGAAACCATCCGAGTCACCCACCAGTCAAATGCCGAAACAGCGGAGAGAACTCTCTTCCAGCGAGCTGTCGGCTATCTCTATGAAGAAAAAACCTTCAAAAATACCGGAGGCAAGGAGCTAGTCCTTGAGAAGAAGGTAGTGAAGGCGAGGCCGGGAGATGTCACGGCCCTTATTTTTTTGCTTTGCAACTTAGCACGCGAGGGGCTAACATCTATTACTTGGCAGAGCGTGTTCGACATTAAAATCGACAGGGAGAAGCTCGATACTCTGGACGATCTGATCCAGAAGTATTTCGCAGAAGATGACAAAAAAACGGAAAAAGGGAAAGGTTCAGCTAAAGCCGCCCCCCAGCTTAATCCCTCGGAAGATTCTGGCATCCCAGGAGAGAGCGAAGAAGAAAGAGAACTTAGAGAGAGCCTTAGCCTGGAAATGTCGGACTAATCCGGCGTGGTGGGTAAGGTCTCATCTTGGCTTAGAGCCGAACAATATCCAGAGAAAAATAATGATGTCCGTCCTCAAACACCGGAGGACGGATGTTAAATGCGGGAACGAAGTGGGGAAGTGTTGTCTTCCAGAAGACGATGTTTACCTCTTCGACGGGCGGCGAAAGAAATTCTCTGATATGGTGGGGCAATATTTCGTTGTCCCAAGTATAGATGAGAAATTTCAAGTTGTCCCTGCTGTAGCCTATGCAGAGGACAATGGGACAAAGGAAGTTGTCAGAATAACGACATCGACTGGAAGAGAGATTACAAGGACTCTCAATCATAAGCTCTTCGTTGCTAATGGGGAATTTAAACCAGGAAGAACGGCCAAGATAGAGCCTTTGGGATGGGTTGAGTCTGGGAAGATAAAGGAGGGGGATTTAGTTGCAGTTCCAACCGAGCTTCTTGCACAGGGCGGGCTTTCCCCTGTTGAAGATATTGATCTTGTCCGACTCGCCGCCTATATGATCGGGGACGGAGGGACATCGGGCTCGACTCCTACATTCACTCAGGAACAAGGAAAAATCTTGGAGGACTTCAAGAGGATTGTAATAAAGCTCGGATGTTCAATAAGCCAGGCTGATAAATATCTGCACAGAATCACGGGCCAACCGGGGACTAAATATATCAGGGATAATACAGTCATAAATTTATCAAGGGAATGGGAAATATGGGGAAAAAGATGTAATGAAAAAGAAGTTCCAGAGTTTATCTGGATGCTGCCGAAAGAACAACTAAGGATATTCCTCTCTTGTCTCTATTCTACAGATGGATGGGCATATTCTTGTTCTGGACTCCGTGGCGGGAAGAAATTTAATAAAACCGAAATTGGATATTCATCAACATCCCAGCAACTGATAAAAGATATTTTTGCTCTTCTCCTCCGGTTTGGAATTACAGCGTCCATCAGAAAGAGAAGGACATCATTCACATCGAACGGAGTGAGAAAAATTGCCGATAAGCCATCTTGGACCATTGATATTCGGAAGAGAAAAGACATATTGATTTTCGCTGAAGAGATTGGGATATATGGCAAGGAGGATGCTGTAGAGGCTTGTAGGAAGCTCGCCTTGGAGAAGAGGGAGAGAAGATCAGTTTATTGGGAGGGGAAAAATATATCCAAGGGGTTCCACTGGGAAAGAGTCAAAAATATTGAGAGATTAGGAGAGACATCTACCGTGTCCATCTCGGTGATTGGGACACACACCTTCTTAACTACTTTTGTTGAGCATAATACTTATGGCCTCGCTATGCTGTCTCTCTGGTTCTTATATTCGTTTGGCCCGAACTGTTCTGTGGTTGTTACAAGTTCAACAGACAGACAGCTATGGAGACAGTTCTGGACCGAAGTAAAACAGATGTGGTATGGCCGAAAGGTGAAGCTCGGCGGTCGGATGTTAGAGAAATTTCTTGAGATAAGGAAAGAGTCGAAATGGTTTATGGTGGCTTTCTCAACGAAGGAAGAAGCGACTTTCGAGGGATGGCACAACGATAATATCCTTTTGATCTTTGATGAGGCGAAGGGGATTCCGGACAGTATATGGAGAGGGGGAGAGCGGCTTCTTCGAGGGAAGGGAGGCATTAAGAGATGGGTGGTGGCAGGGACTCCTCCCCTGGCTCCTATCGGGGAGTTCTGTCAGATTTCTCTCGATCCCCGGAAGGCTGCGAACTGGAATCATCTTACCTGTTCTGGATGGGAGAGCGAGAATGTAAGTGACGAAGCCTGCGAAGAGGCGAGGTTATCCTATGGGGAAGACAGCCCCTTCTATCAGTCGATGGTGCTGGGACGAATCCCTGACCTCTCCTCAAGCACTCTAATTTCTCTTGCAGATGTCGAGTCGGCTGCGATAAGAACGGACGGGAAATCGGGAGAGATTGAGCTTGGAGTCGATGTCGCCCGCCAAGGCGACGATGAAACCGTGGTCGTTCTCAGGAACGGATGGCACACAGACTTTCATATTCATCGGGGGAAAGACAGAACAACTTGGTGTATGGGGAGAATAAAAAGCCTGATCGGAGGATACCAGACTCAGAAACAGATACCGATAAAGGTGGATGACACTGGAGTCGGTTGTGTTACCAGGGAAACGGAAATCTTAACCGTGGATGGATGGAGAAAAGCTGACGACATCAAGCCAGGGGACGGAATATATTCCAAGGATAAGAATGGAAAGGTTGTCATTGAGTCAGTCACGGAAAATGTTCTCAGGGAAAAGACAAGGATTCTCAAGAGTGGGGACATCGAGTTCGCCCACACTCACTTTTTGCCATATAAAACCAGGACCAAACATAAGTATAAGCTCAAGCCCTGGGAAGAGGTTTTAGATAGGAAATATATTATTTTTGATAATGATTTTGAGTGGGAATGTGGCCCGACGAAAGATTTTATTATCCCGAGACAGACCGGGGAGATGCCGAATGGAGGAGAGAGGGAATATAAGACCGAACGGACGATTAGGGGGGTTGATTTTTGTTCGTTCCTTGGATGGTTCATAAGCGAGGGATATATAGACAAAAACTCAATAGGAATAACCCAGTCGGTAAAATCTAAACACAATGAACAGATATTAGATTGTTTGGGGAAGATCAATAAGAAAATAACATCTTCTTCTAAAGCTGGAAGAGAATATACCCACAAATTCAATGATAAATGGCTGGCCGCCTGGCTGACAGAAAACTGTTATCTCGAGGGAGCCAAAACCTGTCCTCATATAAGAGTTCCTGATTTTATCAAGTCCAATTCTAAGGAAGCTATTACGGCCTTCCTTGACAGTTTTCTCGACGGGGATGGGTATTTGAGGAGAGGGAAGCGGCATTATGTCACATCAAGCAAAGTTCTTCGGGATGATTTGATGGAACTGATGTTAAAGATCGGGATACACTCAAATTGGTATTTGAAAGAGAAAGAGGGGAGTATAACTTATATTCACGGAAGAAAAGTTGTTAGAAAGAATGATGTCTATTGTATTTTTGAATTGGGGAGCAAAACGGGAATAGGGCATATCCCGAAACAGATTGAGGAATATTATGATAATGTTCGTTATATCAGAATCACCGGGGATACAAAACTGTTTTTGAATAGATTCAAAGAGGGCAGACATTTTTGGACACACAATGGCGGGGTGACGGACCTTCTTATTGCCGAGGGATATAATGTAGTCCCCATCAATTTTGGGCAGACAGCAGAAGACCCGGACTTCTATTATGATTTCGGGACAGAGATGTTCGCATATCTGGCGATGATTTTCAGGAGAGGGGAAATTATAATTCCTGATGACCCGACATTAAAATCTCAGCTATATCAGCGGACACAAACAGATTATAGAAGGAAGGGCGGGAAGATCGTGATGAAGCTTTTGAGTAAAGAGGAGTTAAGGAAGAAGCCGGAGATGAAGGGGATGAAGTCTCCCGACAGAGCTGACGCCCTTGCCCTAGCCTTTAGCCCGTCCCCCCTTCCGATTGATGGAATTCCTTATGTGGGGACATCCAACATAATCACAGGAGTTAAGGGGTGGCGTTAATGAAAATACTCAATAGGGCAAAAAAACAGAAAGGCGATATTCCGGGTTTCCCGAGACAGAATCTGGCGGGGAAAATTCAAATAGGGCAGAAGTCACAGGCATCTATTCTTGGGATATATGGAGGGGGGTCCGGGATTCTTTCCAAGCGGAAATATATCTTTGATATTGATGTAGATGAACTCAGAAAATATCCCACCGACACCCTCCTAAAGAATCTCCACTATCTTAATCCGGATGCCTCTATGGCCGTCTGGACTCTCCTCAGACTATGTGCCTCCGGCTGGTCCCTCAAAGTAACGACATTGGACGGCTCTGAAAATCCCCAGGGCTATTATTATCTTGCCAACGAAGTCATTCCCTATGTGAACCGGGACCGTGGCGGCTTCGACGCTTTTATGGATGTTCTTCACAAAACCACCCTGATCCTTGGAGCCCCCAGCTGCGAGGTCGTGGTCGCGGCCAACAAAAAGTCTATCCTCGATATAGTCCCGATTGACCCGGCGACGATTCACTTCAAGCCGGAGAAACTTTCTGATGGAAGGGAGAGATATATTCCCTATCAATATCAAATGCACGGAGAGGTCTCGCTGGATAAGCCGGGGTTTTATTATGTTCCTCTCGATGTGGATATTGGCGACCCAAACGGAATTTCCCCAATAGTCTCAATGTTACAGATTATCTTCTTCCAAATGCAAGTTATGTCCGATCTCCAGAGGGTTGTTCATAATCAGGGCTGGCCCCGGCTGGATGTATCAATTCTGGAAGAGGTTATCAGGAACAAAGCCCCCAGGTCGCTTCTGACAAATCCCAAGAAGCTGGCGGAATTTATGGATATTCAGATGGGCCTGATTAAGGAAGAATATTCCAAAATCCATCCTGATGACGCCTTTGTCCATACAGATGCTGTAAAAGTTGATGCCAAGGGACCTAGTCAGCAGTTGGGGAGCAACGCGAAAGCTATCCTCGATACTATTGATAAAAATCTTGCCAACAGCCTCCATATTCTTTCCATCTTCTTGAATAAACAGCGGGGGAATACGGAGACCTATGGCTCTGTCCAATGGAAAATTCAAGTAAAGACGATCCAGAGCTTCCAGAGGGCTTGTTCAAGGATCATCAACGACGCCCTGACCTTTGCGCTCAATATCGCCGGAATTCAGGGCTATGCCACAGTGGTCTATGAGCCCATCCCGACCGAAAGCCCATTCCAGGCGGAAGAGGCTCTTCTGATGAAGGTACGGAGGGTGACCTATCTCCGTGACGCCGGATATATCAAACACGATACCGCCGCCTCAATGTTGATCGACGCCGAATATGCCGAAGATGACCCCCATCCGATGTTTTATGATGAAGAAGATGAGTCCGACGAAAACTCTTCCGCGGAGGCCGGAGGGCAGGGAGAAGGGGGAGATACAGACGACGATACCAAGGAGGGGGATACATCGGATAGCCCGAAGGGAGAAAAAAAGGACAGGCTACAGGGAACTCCCCGGGGGAAAGATAAGAAAGGAAATGTTCTGTTATGGCCATAATCCCCGAAAGTGCCGCTTATTCCGATGGTGAATATGACCTCAAGGAGTCGCTCCTTCAGCTTGTCCGTGGTGGGATGGGATTTGATGATGCGTCGCTCGTGATCGGGCTGAAAAAAGAAAAGGTTGTGAAGTGGCTGAAAACGGACAGAGTTTTTAATAAGGCTGTTATGGAGATAACCAGGAGAGGGTAATATGGATAAAGTTATCAGAACATCAACGGGGGAGACTATCAGCGTGCTTAAAGATATTCCCTCACGACCGGAAGTTGTCAAAACGGTAACTAATAGAAAGGGTAATGTCGAGAAAATGGTCGTGGTTCAGGACATTTTCATCGACGACGGGAATAGGGGATTATGAGTAAATTCGAGCACAATTCCGAAATTTTTATCAGGGAGCCAAGATGGTCGAGCATTGACCAGAAACGGCTCCCCGAGCAGGCCGGAGTGGATGGGGAATATTTCCACCATTGGGTGAGAAATGCCAAAGGGGGAAAGGGGAAGACATATTCCGGTGGCGAGTTGCTATTACATAAAGGCGGGCTTATTTCGGCTATCAGGGAAGCGGAACAGAAAAAGGACAAAGATGCCCTGAAACATCTTGCCCTGCACAAAAAGGCCATTGGCCTTGAAGAGGATATGGCGATGAAAAGAACGATGTTTAAGGCCCAGAAAGTTAATATGGATAACTCCGGACTGTCATTTGAGCGAGCCCACCTTACTGCCGAGGAGTTATCACTCGGAGACCGAATCCCCACCGATATTTCATCTCGGTTAATGAAGTCGGAATCCGACATTACCGACCGGGATATGGACGCCATCAACCGAATTGCCAAATCTCCTCTTAACCGGGAAGATGTTTTTGTCTTCCCGATGTGGATTTCAAACGATCTCAATGATGCCTATTATACCAGGATGATGCAGTCATCCCTCGAAAACTTTGTGCTTGATCTCGGATCAAGTCGGGCTCTTCAGCTTGGACACGGCGGAGGATTTTTCGGAAGCGGCGGGGGGATCTCAATGCCGATTGGTGCTTCCTTCAACGGAGAGAAGCGGTCAAGGGAGGGCTATGAAGGGGATCATATTCTTGGTTGGTATTATGTGGTTCGGGGGCTGAACACCGGAATCGGGAATATGACTACTCTTGATATTGAGCGAAACATCGAAGCCGGGGTTTATCGAAGGGGCTCCATCGGTTTTACAATTTCCCCTATTGAAGGGCGAGCCGCCGGGAGATATATCTGTTCTATCTGCCGGTCAAATCTGGTGAGTTATGATTGTCCTCATATTCCAGGCTTGCGTTATGAGGACGAAGATGGCAATATTCATACTTGTATCGCCGAGATTCACGGAGCCGGGATGAGGGAGAGTTCTCTTGTCCCGATGAACGCCGCACAAGGAACTGTCGTTGAGAAGGCGAGACAGTTTGTTTCGGAGGGGAAGCTCTCCGAGAAAAACGCTCGAATTCTCGAATATGCTTATAACACAAGAGTTTTAATAGATGGGCCGACAACGCCCTCAATCACACCTCCCGTCCGGGAAGAAGTTCCGGCGGGGAAACGAGAACCAAAAAACGAACCAAATCAGGAGGAAGTTGATATGGAACAGTTGCTGACATTCGTCAGGAGTCTGAGCGAGATTTTCCCCGACAGGGGGCTTGACAAGATCGAGATGAAGGAAGATTCCGACATCTCCGAAGTCAGAAAGTCAATCTCCGAAGCCGTTGAAGAGATTCGCTCCGAAACCGGCGCAAGCCTTAAAATCATCGAGGCGATTCCGGAAGACCTCCGTTCCGTGGAGAAGGTTACCGAACTGGTGAAGGAGTCGGGATGGGGTCGTTCCTACAAGGAAGATCTTATCAAAGACACCATCGCCGAAGGCATCCGGGCTCACGGAAACGATTTCGACCAGGATCATTGGCGTTCCTATCTGGAAGGCCAGACCGAGATGGAACCGATCAGAAAGGCCCGGGACTCTTTCCGGAAGGCCGCCGATCAAAAAATTCAGCCCGGACAGAAGAGCAGAGCCGAGGATAACCAGCCGAGGCTGACAGCCAAGGCTCCGGCCATCCCCGACACCGCTCACAAGATGGGCCGATAACACCACCGCCCGGGGACGGGCAAAAAAAGAAAGAAACAGGAGAATTTATTATGAGCATTCCTATGATGAGAGGGTCTGATTACGATGGCATCCTTGTGGAGCCTTTCGTTACCTTTCCCACAGCTCTGACCGCAAGTGCGGTTGGGAAGGCCGTGACGCCTTCCGAGGGATACACTGTTGGCACCGGGATTACCGTTGCCCTCGTCAGCGAAGACGAGCAGGTCTCCGGACGCTTCACCAGGTATGAAGCCGATGGGATGTGTTCAGTTCAGGAACGGGGCTATTGCTCCCTTCCCTTCACTGCCGGAACGACTCCGACCATCGGGTCGAAGATTCTTGGCGGAGCCACCGCCGGAACAATCAAGTCGAGCACAAATGGAAAGCATCTGGTTTACTCCATCGACTCGACCAATCTGCTCGCCTGGGTGAAGCTGGACTAAGTAACCGGCAACCAAAGGCAAAACAGAAAAAAAGATTCAAGAGGAGAATAAAATGAAAGACCTGAACTTGAGAGTCGTTGACAAGGACAACATTCCGGTGGAGCTTCCCGAAGGACATCGGATTGAAGTCATTCGTCAGGACCCCAAGGACATCAATCTGACCCCGCAGATGTATTCTCAGGCTGCGGATCGGAAGATGACCTTTACATCGCTTCTGGAGGAAATTGACCCCTCCGAGCGCAACGCCAAGGGCGAGATCATCGGCCTGGACGCCTTCGAGCGCCAGCTCCAGCGGTTTGGTATCGTGACCCGGACCCTTCCGGGGACCGGAGTGTTTGCCAGCACGGGAGAGAGATTCTTCCAGAGCAACACGCCGGAGTCGTCCATCCTTTTCCCGGAGTTTGTCAACCGGGTTGCTCGGATGGCGATTTTCGAGCCCGATACCGTGGACGAGCTGATCGGGAATACCCGACCCATCACCGGGTCGGTGTATGAGAGCCTTCGCATCTCCTGGAGCGAGAACAAGGTTCTGAAGCGGAGGGTGACCGAAGGGACAGCGTTCCCCGAGGCGACAATCGAATGGTCCCAGGAAGCCAACCGGGTGTTCAAGTATGGTGTTGCCATCAACACCACCTATGAGTTCATCCGCCAGTGCCCGCTGGACCTGCTCGCGACGGTCATTATGATTATCGTGAAGCAGAACCGGCTGCGGGAGGCCGACGACGCCATCACCGTTCTTCGGAGCGATATGGACGCCACCTACCAGACCAACGCCAACGGTGCCAGCGGGGAGGACCCCAGTTCTGCCTCCGGTGCCACACCCCGGAATCTGACCTTCCGTGGATTCCTCCGGTGGTCGATG